TTTTTTTTCCTTAATTTTCTTTATTTATGAGTATAGAAGATATAATAGAATCTCTAAATAGGCATATAAATCTGGAAAGAAAGGCACAGAAGATTTCTGCTAATAGCCATCTAGTTTTGCAAAGAACTATAGAGCCTAATCCTACGTTTAAATCATACAAGAAGTATGAATGGATAGTATGGCTTATTGATAATGATTGTAAATACAAGGTTATTGTAGTTTCTCTTCAAGAGAAAGTTCTTAAAGAACAAGAAGAGTCTATGAATAAGAGGTTGTCTAATATTTTATTAGAAGCTCTTTTTGGATTTATAAGGACTGAAGATTATAATAGAGTAGTAAATGGTAACTATAAGAAGGAAAATCTATGAGGTTATTAAAATATGAAGGGTTTAAATTAACATTTGAACCAGAACTACTTACCATAAAGGTCTTTAAAAAACTTCATCAAAGAGATAAAACCAAAGATAAAAGTAAGTTTTTACAAGAACTAGGGTATATATATTTTTTCGTAGACCCGAGATCTGATTTTCAGATATATACTGATGAGGAGGACAGACATAAAAAGATATTAGAAGGTATTGGAGTTTCTGACACTTGGAAAGTAGATAAGGATCTACAAGAGGCTATAGATTATTATGCTAAATTTAAGCCAATATCAGCTCTTTTACTAGATGATACAAGAGCTATGATTAATGGATATAGAAGTAAGTTAAGAGCTCTAACATCTACTATGGCTGATTTAGATGTGAAAGAGACAAAAGATGTGGGGGGTATAATAAAACAAATACCCGCTTTAGTAAAAGATTTGGATGAAGCTGAAAAAGCAGTTACTAAAGAAATTGTATCAAATGATAGAGTAAGAGGTAATGTAGAAAAGTCTATGTATGAGGATCTTGTACTATAATATATTTTCTTATGGACGGAGAAGTATTAATACAAACTAATGAATATCAAACTCCTATAACCGGAGAACTTTTATCTAAATATCCAGATGAAGTAGTAGAGCAATTTATGGACTTCATTTCTACAGTTCCTTTTATTCAGAATCTTATTTCTCCTTCTAGACCAAAAATAGAGGAGTTACCTAGAGATAAGTACAATAGAGCTATTATAGATATAACTAACCCACCAATATATAAAGATGCAGATTATTTTAGGCAATCTGCATTGTATTTTCTAAAAGAAGGTGTATATACAAAACTTATACCTAATCCTAATCCTAATAGTGAGTATAGAAGATTCTGGGATAGAGAAATAGATAGATGCTATAATGGTTTCTTAAGAGAATCTGACGGAATGTGGATTCCAGGATATTTATACTGGTTCCTTAATTATTGTCCAATGATGATAAATGAATATCAAAAAGGTAAAAAGAAAGCAATAAGAAAGGAAGGATTTGGGCTGTTCTTTGAAGGAATTTGGTTTCGATATCTATATCTTAATGATGCTAGAGAAGAAGGGCATCATGCTGCTGAACTCTCTAAGAGAGGTTGTAGTAAGAGTTATTCATTGGCATCCATAATGTCTAAAAATTTAATAATAGGAGAATCTGTTGAAACTCAAAGAAGAAATATTACAGTTCTTACAGCATACCAGAAGGAATATCTTAAAGATGATAAGGATGGAACTTTAAGTAAGTTTATTCCTATTCTATCTCATTTGTCAAAATATACTCCATTTCCTAGACTTATGATTAAACAGGCATCTAATGAGATGACTTGGCAAATGGGGTATAAGGATGAATATGGGAAACTCCAAGGGTCCTTAAATATGGTTATGGGAGTATCTGCTAAAGATGACTCTGATAAATTAAGAGGTAAGAGGGGTTGGATATTATTCGAGGAATTTGGTAACTTTAATGGACTATTAGAGCTTTATGACGTTACTAGAAAATCAGTAGAAGATGGTGATTATACTTTCGCTCTGATGTACCTTGTGGGTACTGCTAACAATAAAGAGTCTAATTTCCAGTCTGCTAAAACTTTATTATATGCATCCAGTTCATATAATATAAAAGAAGTAAAGAATGTATATGATAAAAAAGGTCAAGGAAAAGACTACTTTGCATATTTCTTTCCTGCTTATTTAAATAGAGCAGGGTGCTTTAATAAAGATGGTATATCAGATGTAGTAATGGCTCTCTTGCAGATACTTCTTAATAGGTATAAGGCAAAATATGGAGCTGATCCAACATCAGTATTAAGAGTAATAGCAGAGGATCCTATTACTCCTGCAGAAGCTATTATAAAAGTAAAAGATGCTTATTTTAATGTACAAGCTCTTAATGAGAGAGCTTCTCAATTAGATAAAAATCCTAGTCTATATAATGACATATATGTTGGAGAATTGTATATTGGAGGAGAAGGAGAAGTAAAATTTAGACCAACTGACAGTACTCCTATACGGAGTTATCCAGTAGATAATGATACTAAAGGGGCATTGGAAATATATACTATGCCAGAAAAAGATAAATCTGGTAAAGTATTTGATAATAGATACATCATAGGAGTAGACCCTGTAGATAATGATATAGCTGAATCTTCTTCACTATACTCATGTTTTGTGTTTGATTTATTTACTGACACTATAGTAGCCGAGTTTACTGGTAGAAATCCTTTTGCTGATGATAATTTTGAGATAACTAGACTATTATGTTTATTCTATAATGCAAGATGTTTATATGAAAGCAACAAGAAGGGGATATATGCATATTTTAAAGCTAAGAGAAGTACTCATCTTTTAGCTGAAACTCCAGAGTATCTTAGGGATAAACAACTTATAAAGTATGGTAATGCTGGATCCAATGCATATGGAGTAAATGCTAGTGCTGCCATCAATAATTATGCTAATTCTTTATTACGAGATTGGTTTAATAAGCTAGTTCCCATAGTTATAGAAAGAGAGGATGGGACTTCAGATCAAGTAAATGTTCCAGTAATATATACTTTAAAAACAAGAGCTCTACTAGAAGAAGCTATACAATTTAATCCCGAGATCAATGTAGATAGAATAAGAGCTATGGGAATGGTTATGATATATAGACAAGAATACATTATAAGATATGGAGATAACATGAATGCTGAATCTAGAGAGAGGTATGATGAGGATGATTTAAGTAATGACCCATACTTTAAAGAAAATTATGATTATAGATTTGGCAGTAAATTTAGCTAAAAAGGATATTGGGAATTAATAAACTATTTATGTTATTGTTTTGGAACTTAGTTTCATGTAACTTTGTAAAGAATAAAATGAATCAAATATGTCTGAATTAATAAATTTACCTCCACAGCAATTACCATTCTCCAAGAAGAATAAGAAGTGGAGAAAGGCACATCTTGATTGGGCTGATTCTAAAACTTTCTTCAATTATAGTCTTGTAAGAAAGTCTGTAATTCATAAAAAGATTAATTATGATCTTCTCAACGGAAAACTTCATATGTCAGATATAGAGTTAGTGCTAAATCCTGATAATATTAAAGCTGGCTTTGTTCCTGATAGGATTCAGCATTATCCTATTATGAATAGTAAACTAAATGTATTGAGAGGAGAGGAATCTAGAAGAGTCTTTGATTATAGAGTGATTGTAACTAACCCTAATGCAATCTCAGAAATAGAAAATAATAAAAAAGAAGAATTATTAAAGAATCTTCAGGAACTAATAGCTAATACTTCTAAATCTGAAGAAGAATTTAATCAAGAGCTAGAAAAACTCAATGATTACTATACTTATGAGTGGCAAGACATGAGAGAAATAAGAGGGAATGCTATACTTAATCATTATGTTAAGGAGTATAATATTCCATTATTATTTAATAATGGCTTCATGGATGCAGTCACTGTAGGAGAAGAAATATATCAGTGTGATATTGTAGGAGGAGAACCTATAATAGAGAGATTGAATCCTCTAAAAGTTAGAATATTTAAGTCTGGTTATTCTAACAAGATAGAAGATGCTGATATGATCATAATAGAGGACTATTGGAGTCCTGGGAAAGTTATAGATACATATTATGATGTTCTAAGTAAGAAGGACATCGAATATATAGAAAATATTCCTGACCATGTAGGACAAGCCTCTATCGACTCAATGGATAATATAGATGAGAGGTTTGGATATGTGAATAATCACATGGTAGGGGAAGAAATAAGTACAGATGGATTTTATTTTGACCCGTTTAATCTATTTTCAGATTCTATCTCAAACTCCTTACTTCCATATGATCTAGCAGGAAATATTAGAGTGCTAAAGATGTACTGGAAATCCAGAAGGAGAATAAAGAAAGTTAAATCTTATGACCCAGAAACAGGAGAAGAAATCTATAATTTTTATCCGGAGACTTATGTTATAGATAAGGATAATGGAGAAGAAGAACAAATACTTTATATAAATGAAGCCTGGGAAGGGACTAAAATAGGTACTGATATTTATGTAAATATGAGACCTAGGGTAATACAGTATAATAGGTTATCTAGCCCCTCTAGATGTAATTTCGGTATTATAGGGAGTATCTATAATCTTAATGATAGCAGACCATTTTCTTTGGTAGATATGATGAAGAGATATAATTATTTCTATGATGTTATTCATGATAGGCTAAATAAGATAATGGCCAGAAACTGGGGTAAACTCTTGAGATTAGATCTTGCTAAAGTTCCAAAGAAATGGGATATAGAAAAATGGATGTATTATGCTAAAGTCAATGGTATAGCAGTTGAAGATAGCTTCAAAGAAGGTAATATTGGATCAGCTACTGGCAAACTTGCAGGAGCCCTTAATAATTCCTCTTCTGGAGTAATAGATGCTGAGTTTGGAAATTCTATTCAATCACAGATTAACCTCCTAGAATTTATTAAAATGGAGATGTCCGAGGTAGTAGGAATTACTAGACAAAGAGAAGGTCAAATAAGTAACAGGGAAACAGTAGGAGGGGTAGAAAGAGCTACACTGCAATCTTCTCATATAACTGAATGGTTATTTGTCATACATGATGATGTAAAGAGAAGAGTATTAGAATGCTTTTTGGAAACAGCTAAAATAGCCTTTAAAGGAAGAAGTAAAAAATTCCCATATATACTATCTGATGGCTCCATGAAGATCATGGATGTAGATGGAGATGAATTTGCAGAAGCTGATTATGGCTTAGTAGTAGATAATAGTCAGGGTACTCAGGAATTAGCACAAAAACTTGACATGTTAGCCCAGGCAGCATTACAGAATCAAACACTCTCCTTCTCTACCATTATGAGACTATATAACTCTAGCTCTTTGGCAGAAAAGCAAAGATTGGTTGAAAGAGATGAACAGGCTATACAAGAAAGAAATGCTCAGGCTCAGCAACAACAGTTACAGTCTCAACAACAAATGGTTCAATCGGAAAATGAACAGAGATTAGCTGAAATGCAACAAAAAGAACAGGCTAATATAAGAGACAATGAGACTAAAATTATTATAGCCCAAATACAAGCTAGCAATAAGGAAGACGGAATAAGTGAGCCTGAAGATGATGATGGGAGAGCTGATCTTAGAGAGAAAATTAGAGAGTTCGATGAAAAGCTTAAACTAGAAAAAGAGAAACTTTCCTTTGAAAGGAAAAAACACTCTGATGATATAAGAATAAAAGAGAAATCTTTACAAAACAAAAATACTAACTCTAATAAATAAATAAGATGTTAAGAGTAAAGGATATAATTATTTCAGAGTCCGCTCCAAATGATCCAAAGGTTGGGTGGGTGACTACTGCTAATGGAAAACCTACACTTAGATTTAATATAAATGGTGTATGGAAAGATATGATAGAGAAGCCTGATAATCCAGAGGAAGATATAGACAGCTATTATAGAATATTAGTGGACCCAGCTGGTTGTCTTTGGTTATTATCTATATATGGAGATGCTGACTTAAATAATGATGGTCAGATTACTGACATGACTGTAGTTTGCTTCTCCACTGAGGAATCTTTAATGAGATGGAAATTTGTTGCTGGATATACTGTAGGTCAATATAAAGCATTAACTGGAGAAACTATTTCAGATAAAATTGATTTTGATGATTTACATCAATTTCAATTGTACATAGATTCAGACTTAATCAGCTCAGCAAAGTATGGTCAGTTAGAAGATACAGACACTTTGGTAGAGGTACTCCAAAGATTATGGGGTAATTCAGGAGAAGGTTATGTGAGACAGTTTACAGATGATTACGGCAATATATATAATGTATCTAAAGTAGTAGATAGTAATACTATTTCAGTAATTAAGTATATTCCGGAAGAGCAATGGGTAACTTTTTTATTTAGATCCAATGTGAGCTTCTCTGATAATGCTGCTATCATAGCAGCTATGAATGGGGGAAGTACAGTTACTATAGATTTGGCAGATATACAGTCTGTTGTTTCCTCAACTAGGTATGGAAACACTGATAACTCTAGTATTGTCATTTACCCTAATCAAACAGTATGGTGTTCTGCGGCTACTGAAGTATTAAATGTAACTGTTAATACAGATGATAGAGAAAAAAGTGGGGCAATGTCTGGGGTTAGCTTTCTAGCCTGTAAACCAGATGTTACTACTATCAACTTTACATCTGGAGCTAATATTGTAGTAAATCCTACCTCTCCTATTCAGTTTACTGGTAGTGGTTCCAAGTTATTACAACTCACTTTTATAAAAACTGGGGAAGGGGTAGCTTATGAAGTTTATGTTAGTGTATTAGGAGAAAACTTTTAGATATTATGGGACTATGTAGAAGAATTAAAGATAAAGAGCTTGTTGGAGGCTCTACAGAGGAAGATATATATCCAGTAACAAGTACACAGTCTGTATATAATAGTCAAAATAAGACAGTAGACCAATTATTGGCTACTAATCTTCCTATAAATATATCCGCCAATTACAACGCCAATTACAACGCCATTGCTTATACTCTTCAAGAAGCTATAAATATGGTTCCTTTATATGATAGAAGGATTGGATTCATAGGAACATATTTATCTAAAGATTTAACACCCAATAAATGGATAACCATTCAATATAATGGGATGTCTGTGGGTAATAGTTCTTGGGTTAATACTGATAACTGGGTTCAGATGTTATCTGAGTTAGATATAGTACAATCTATTGGAGAGTCTGAAGATAAAGTGATGAGTCAGAAAGCTATAAAAGAGTATGTTGAAAGAAATAAAGACTCT